GTTTACCAATTGCTACTGCACGAGAGCCTTGAGTTGTTTCTCCTGCTTGATCACCAATTGCTACTGCGCTCGTGCCTTGAGTGTCACTACCTGCACTATTGCCTAATGCTATATTTGATTCACTTGTGCGTAAACTTGCTGTGTCTACTGCGCCAACAATCTTATTGTTAACGCCGTCTACTAGTAGTGTACTATCATCGCCAAACACACTACCTGTCAACGAACCGATAATACTAGCACCGCTGTTACCAATTGTGGCTGCTTCTACTGTAGTACCAGTTAACGTACCAGTCAGTGTCAATCCTGCAAATTGTGGACTATCGGCTGTTCCAACACCCAAATCTACACTATAGTTTGTGCCACTACTTGTACTAATTGTTAAATTACTGTTGGCACTAACGTACGATACATCACTGACACCTGCTACTGCTACATTAACTGCGTTAGTTACTCTACCTTTAGCATCAACTACAATTTGAGCAATGCTACTAGCATTACCGTATGTTCCTGCGGCTACTCCACTATTTTTCAATTGTGCGGTTATAATTTCAGAACCGCTGTCAATTACTTCTACACTATTGACTGTAATAGCACCATTACTAGATAAACTATTTACTGTAGCAGTGCCACTTGTATTCAACGTTGAACCAATAATAGATGCGCCAGTATTACCAATAGTGGCAGCTTGTACATTATTCGTATCAACTCTACCAGTAACAGTTAAAACATTACTAGTAGTATCAAATTCTAATCCGCCTACAGTAACATTGGCAACTTGTTCACTGCCGGCTGCTCCAACCATTACTGGATAAAGTGTAGTTGCAGTTACGTTATCAGTTGCATTTATAATATTGGTAGGGCCTTGTGGACCTTGTGGGCCTGTATCTCCAGTTGGGCCTTGTGGTCCTTGTGGTCCTACATCACCCTGTGGTCCTTGTGGTCCTTGTGGGCCTACATCACCCTGTGGTCCCTGTGGTCCTTGTGGTCCTTGTGGTCCTATATCACCAATAGGGCCGATCGGCCCTTGTGGCCCTTGTGGTCCTTGTGGTCCAGCTGCTCCAATAGCAGTACCATCAGTACTTACATTACCGTCAGCAAAACTAACAACAGTTCCGTCGCCTGCTGTAAAAATTATAGCATCGGCATTTGCACTTACTTGAGCATCACCGATGTAAATGGTAGAATTATTTAAAAATAGATCGTTCCATCTTGCAGTATTGGAACCTAAATTATATGTTATGTTTGCACCAGGTACTACATTACCATAGAATGTAGTATTAGTAGCGGTTAAATTTGCAGAGGCAATATTGCCAGAATAAGAAGGAAGATAATTCGCAACATCGGTATTGCCATAACTAACAAATGGAGTTCCATTTGAAAAATAATAATTGTCTGTTAAAATATTACCAGCAGTTATGTTACCTGTATAAGTTGGTAAGAAGGCAGCAACGTTCGAATTAGCATACGTTCCTGCTACTATATTGCCGTCGACATAAAGATTACCACCGGTTGTAGTTAATGATACTCCATTAATAACTACGCTAGTATTGGCATAAACATTGCTCCATGCCTGACTAGGTAAACCAACATTCAAGGTAGGAGAGCTTGGTACCAAGTTAACATTAACTGCACCAATATCGACGTTCGATACAATGTTAGCAAAAACGCTGGTACCGTTAGGGTATAAAAAACTCCCTGCTACAACATTACCGACTGTTGTAATGTCGGCAAATGCGTCAAGATTGCCAGAACGAATGCGTCCTACTGTGTATATCGAATTAGCAGTTAAGACATTTGCAGATAAGGAGCCACCAGTATTAGTAACAATATCGTATAGCTCAGTAAAGTTTTCATTAGTTTTAGTGAAAGCGACATATACGCTATCACCGCTATCTGAGTCTGGTCCTGAACCTAAGTCAATTATTTGCTGAGTCACAATGCAATTCTTTCCAATTTTATATATTTAGTACAATTTTGGTTATTGCTGTTTGGTAAAAAAAATAGCACCCGAAGGTGCTATCTTTAAGATTAATATTAAAAATATTAAGCTACAGGTACTGCAACTGTTGCAGGTGTTGTTGCTGTACTTGCTGTTGTACCTACTAGGTACTTGTCATTTGTTTGATTCCAAACAAACTTGTTAGTAATTCTACTTGCGTAGAATGTAGCAGCGTTGGCATATGTACATTCAATACTCATTGTATTGGCTGTCAATGAACCACTGGCAGCATTTGTTAGAGTACAAACACCTTCGTTAGAACCGTCAGTTACTAAAAACTTGCGGATTCCTTTTTGTGCAATAATAGAACCATTACCTGCACTAGCACTACCAACTTTAACTGCTGGTTGAATCTGGTTGCCGCTAATAGAAGTTAGACCACCGACTTGTGCTGTACCTACAGGATAACCTGTGTCAACTGTTGCGCTTTTTGCTGTTTTAAATTTTGCCATTTCATTTATTCCTTTATATGTTAGCGTTCTAAGCTACCCGGAGTGGCTCTCACGAGAGTTCATATGAACAATAGTATTTATAGCATACCCAACAAAAAAGGACCTTGCGGTCCTTTTTTGAGTCTTTATAACTAATCTGTTGATTAGCTGAAAGATAGGTTGCTTACAGCGATTTCGCTCAAGTAGTCGCCAGCATTTCCTAGAGAAGATGCTGTGTTTGTTAGCTCAACATAACCGTAACGTGTCATGAAGCCTACGACTGGTTCGAACGTAGCTGGATCTAATACAACGCCTGAGCTCATCAATGGAATGTATGGGCAGTAGAAAGCGGCTGCATCAGCTTCGCTTGAACCCTTATAACCAACCAATACAGCTTGTGAATCGTTAGCATAAGAGTCAACGTAAATGCGCATTGCGCCATTCAATGTACCAACAAACTTAGTGTTTGTAGGAGCTTCGAATGTACCTTCTGTAGTGCGAGCAAAAGCAGAAGTTGTGGCAGACTGTAGAACAGTCAAAGCAGCTGGAGAAACAACGGCCCAGTTACCAGCGCCACGACGTGTGCGCTGAGCAATCAAGTTAGCAGCACGGTTGATCAAAACAGCTAGAGCAGCGTGTTCGTCACCAACGAATGTAGCAGTACCTGAAACAGTAGCTTGGTTGTATGTGAAGTCAGTAGCAGCCAAGGCACGTAGTGAACCTAGAACTTCTTGGTCGATTTCAACGGTAATCTCTTGTGCTAGAGCAGCCATGATTTCCGCTTCAACATCTAGACCGTGCATAGATTGTGCATCTTGCGCAGCTTCAAATGTCCAACGTGCTGACAACTTACGTGTCTTAGCTTCAACAACTTGCTTCAAGATTTGCACGTTGATCTTACGACCTGGGCTACCTTCTAAAGAGTTTGTTGCGGCGCCACGACCAGTAGTCAAGCTACCTGAGTATGCAGTTGCAATTTTGAATGGGCTCAATGCTTCGTCACCAGCTGTTGTGCTTGTGTTGAATGGGCTTGCTGCTGTGCTTGCAGCAGTTTCAGCATAACGAACACGTAATGTGTGGATCTGTGCAACAGGTCCTGTCATTGGTTGAACACCAACGATTTCGTTAGCAATAACCGTAGGCATTACACGACGGATAACTGGTAGAATTACACGGTTAAGTGTAGCTACGTTACCTGCAGATGTTGCGCCAGCTGTTGCGTTCTCAGACAAATTCTTGCGAGTATTTTCTAAGATTACCGCCATTGTGGTTCTCTTAGAGCCTTGTAGACCTTCTAACAGGGCTTCTTTTGTTTCGCCCCAACGGCCTTCTAGTAGTTGTTGTGTCATTTTTAATTTTCTCCTAATTAGGGTTTATTTTAGCCCTGCTAACCGTTTAATAGTAATGACGTTATTGTCACTATGTTCAACGTTGACTTTAGCAGATTTATCACCGGTCATTTCTTTACGATTCTCTGATAGCATTTGAGCTTGATTGCCCTTTGGTGCTGCAGAGTTGTTTAGAACTGCTGGTAGATACTTTTCAAATGCAGATTTCAATTTATCGGTCTGCACATTTTCAAGAAGTTGAGTCATCACTGACTGCTTCTCTTTATTCAAGGGCTTTAACAATTCATTCAAACTGTTAGAACGCTCTTGACTCTCTTTAATCATTCGAATTTCTTGGTCTTTCGATTCAACTAACAGTGAAGTTTTAACAGCAGTAGCTTTGGCTTCTGCGATTACTTTTTCACGTGCTTCGATTACTTTGTGCAAGTTGGCCATTTCTTTGTTCTCATTGAGATGAGTAATAGCAAATTCACTAGCAAAGGCTTCAAATAGACGACGACCAAAATTATTCTCACGAGCAACTTGGATGTCTTCTTTCAGTTGAGTCAATTCTGACTCTAGATTCTTGCCTACAGATTCTTTAACAAGCGCAGCACTTTTAGCAACAAATTTGTCTTGTAGGGCTGCAAGTTTTGACTTTGCTTCTGCTACTAAACGAACTTTTGTTTCAACTACTTCTTGTTTGTCTTTAGAGAACTCTTGAATTTCTTCTGATAGTGCTTTGATAACAAACTTTTCAAGTTTCTGTGTAGATTCTTGAGTAACTTTACGATCATTACGCAACTCTTTGATTTCTTCTGCTAGTTTTGCAACTAGAAATTTATCAAACTTGCCAGCTGCTTCTTGCATACGATTAGTAAATCGCACACGGTCTGCGGCCAGTTGTTGCTTTTCTTCAGCGAATTCATTTAGTTCTGCTTGGAGACTTTCTGAGACCATCTTGTCTAGAGCTTCGACCATTACACTCTTGTCGTGTTCGTAGCGTGTCGAGAACTCTTCGCGCATTTCTGTACGAATTTCCTCCCGTGCTTCATTTAATTTAGACTCCCAGGCTTCGCTGATAGCTAGCTTAGTGTCTTCATTAATGATTCCACTGTCTACTAATGGTTTGATAGCATCAAACATGGATCATTCTCCTTTTATATTTTCAAGTCTCTGATAAGGCGCTTTACTTCCTCAGCCAGATACTTTTGTACCTTTTGATTTGCACCGGCATCTTTAGCCATTTCGAGTACCTTGTGCCCATACCGCATATTCATCAGTCCTTCGTAAACGACTGTGGGATACGCATTTGGTGCACTAGGTTGTGCAACGATGTCAACAGTGACAATTTCAAAGTCACTGACGTGTCCTGAGCCTTCGTTAACGTTACCGCTACCTCTGCTCGACACTCCTAACTTCACTCCCGATTCCAACATAGTTTTCACTAGTTGACCCATTGGGGTTGGAAGAACTTTTAATTTACCATAACCGTTGGGGCCATCCATCCACATGTCTGTGATCATATGACTTACACGGTCTAGGTTAATTTTTAAATCATCAGGATGGTCTACTTCGCCTAACACGCTGTAGCCTTCCTTAACTTGTTTGTTGATGGCTCCAACAGCCTCTGTGATTTCACCGACAGGGTATACTCGTTGATTGGCGTTTTTAACTCCGCCTTGAATGAATATACCCTTCATGTATAAATCTTTGGACTTACCATCAGCACTAGACTCTGCTATAACTTCTATTCTAGCATTGTCAAATGTTAATTGCTCTCTGAGTAAGTTCATTAATTTATACCTTATTCGCCAGATTTGGCTTTTGGAGCTGTTTCTAATTTGTCTGCATTGCCGCCTGGGACATTACGGTTGCCAGAAGCGATTGTTTGAGCTTTTGGGGCTGTGCGACCTTTTTCGTCAGCGCTTTGTGCAATGTTCTTTGCAGTGCCGCCCATGTCGTTTTTACCAGCTACTGGACCAGCCTTACCGTCGCCGCCTTCTGTGTTGCTAACACCAGCAACTTTTTCTACATATTCACGTAGACGTGCTAGTTCGGCTTCTGGGGATTCGCCCATTTCTTCTTCAGCATCTCCCATGCCCATGCCCATTTCTGGATCATTCATGCCGTCGTTATGCTCTTCTTCGCCAGCTTCATCAGTCATTAAAGCGTCAAATTCAGCTTTTAGTTGGTCTAATGCATCTTCTAGATCCATTACACGGTCTTCCATTTCTTCATTCCCACCAACATCTGCGTGGTGATCTTCGTCGTCCATGTCCATTTCTTCGCCTTCTTCAGCGTCGTCGTCCATGTCCATTTCTTCGCCTTCTTCCATGCCCGACTCGTCTGCAGAAACTTCGTCAACTAGTTCTTCAACTTCGTTGCCGCCGATTTCTTCTAGATCCTGTTCGTCGATCAAAGATTCGTAAATTTCACGACTCTTCTCAACTACGATTTGGTGAAATAGTTCACGGGCTTGTGCTTCATCTTCATTGATGATGAAGTCAATCAATTGTTCATATTTGTTGCTCATTGCGTTGTTCCTTATATAAAAACCAATGGTTTAGTTATTCTGTATAGTTATTTACAGAATATGCGCATTTAATGGGTTAAATGGGTATTTTTTGAATGATTATGTCGAATAATTATAAACCTAGTCCTGCTTCTGGAGCAGCCACTGGGCTATACTGTACTGAAAGTTTTTCAAGTTTCTGTTCGTGTTCTAATGTACGAGTATCATTCATGGCTCGTAGTTTGTTAATTTTATCTAATGTTAACCGTGTTTTACGTGTGTCCGTGGCTTTAATAGCAGTATTGTCATCCTTTTCAGAATAATATCCAGCTGGTGCAGGGTTGTAAAGTTCCATTAAATTCATATATATATTTAACCAAATAGTTTAAATTTAGGCAGGTGCTGCCCCTGGTGTTGCTCCGCCCAATGGCACTGGGGACGCCGCGGGTGCTGCCCCTAAATCATCGCCACCTAATTCCGATCCAGGTATTGCTGCGGCTGCTGTTTCCAAATCACCTGTGATGTTTCCTGGGCTAATACCCACACTACGCAAGCCTGCTGAGTCTGATGGTGCCGACGCAGCATCTCCCTGTTCCTCGCGCCACATACGTTCATTTTCTGACAATTCCTCTTCGGTTAATCCTAGGTACCGTGTCATCAAAAAACGTTTGCTTAGATAAGGGTAGCTTTCTAAATTAGTAAAGCTGGCAATTCGCGCACCGTCGACTTCTGCTTGTCTGTAACTTGCAAAATTTTGAGGTTCGTTAAATTGTAAATCAAATAAATTGCCGTCAATGTTAATGCCTCTCCAACGCATAAACATCTTGAATTCACTGTCTAGCTTTTCAACAATCATACGCTGTAGACGCATACAATATTGATTAAAACGCCACTCTTGAATCAATGCAGTGCCAACACGACCATCACTGTATGTGTTGCCATTACTGGTACCATCGTCTAATCCTGAAGGCAAATAGCTACTGGGGATACGCAATCCTCTAAACATTTTATTGGTAAAGAAATGCAAGTCAGTGATCTCACCCAAATTTGAGCCGCCTGGCAGTGTGTCGACGCTAGATCCACGACCGTCAGCGGTGACCGGGAAGAAAAAATCTTCGTTAGTGCTCAATGGATTGTAAGTGGCATCCATCATGTTTTGCCCACCGCCTGTCTGTGTTGGAATACGACGTTGATGTACTTCGTTTTTAATACGCTCAACAAACGCCATGGCCATGTGACTTGGCATGTTGCCCACGTCAATTTTAAACACACGACGTTCAGGAGCACGTTGTACGCGGTAGATGATAATAGCATCTTCCAACAATTCTTTTTGCTTGTAGACTTTAAAGATATTTTCTAATACGCTGGCGCCAAAAGGCCAGGTATAGTCTAAGCCTTCGGTTAAACTTAAATGCACAATGTGTTCAGCATTGATGGCAGTTTCGTTTTGGGCACGGTTAAATCGTGATCCGCCGCCTTGTGGATTATTTGGTTGGGTATAACCACCAGCTGCTCCACCAGTTTGCGGGCTTGGCATTGCCACATCGCTGGATGTCAATGTTGTTGCACTTAGATTTTCAAAGTTAGGAGCGATTTCTTTAACAATGTATTGCTCGGGTTTTTTACCGTCAGCTTCATTAACAATAACTTTGGTAACTTTCCCCATCTCAACCCAAAACAATTTGAATGTTTCTGGATCTCGCAAAAATACTTGATCTCCATACTTGATGGTATTGCGGAACATCTTAAAGATGCGTTTGTTTAGTTCATTTAAGCTGATCCACTGTTGCAACTGTTCCGTGATGATTTTAATTTCGCTGTCAGTCGGTTGTTCTTTCCAAAACATTTTGAAAGGACTGTTGTTTTCTTCGTTTAATTGTGTGCTGAACTCTGACAGAATATCCAGTGCGGCGTTGACTTCTGGATCCATGTCCATTTGTTCATACTGATTGTAGCGCTCAACACGGTTTGGGTGCCCAATATAAACTTCTGGCAGGTTAGATTGAAAATTTCTATAATTAAAATTGTTGCCGTTACTCCCGCTGGAATTAATGGGACTTAATGCTCCACTAACATTTGCAGTTCTAAAATATTTTTTCCAAGCCATAGTTTATCTCTTTAGTTACATATTTACCTATTGTTAGTAACCCGCTTTCAATATCCGTTCTCTGATATCGTTGCCTTCTTCGGTCGCTGCCAACAATTCTGTCATTACTCTGACAATTGGAGTCCAATCAATATCCAACGGCACAGCGCCTTTACCCAATGGGATAACCGCTTCTGGTCCATCTTCACCTGCTATAGACGGACCTTGTGTTACACCCCCAGATGCGTTCTGCGTCTTGCCGACATCGGGCAATGGAATGTTCATATTGGGTGCGTTGGTTGATGGCAGAGATATCTCAGGCGCTTTCGTTTTAAGCAATTGTTCAGCAAGTTCCAGAATTTTAGATAGCGGAGCGCTTTGGGTAATAGCTGCTAGTAAGTCTGCTGTTGCATCGGACATTCCAATAATTGCTTTTTGTGCTAAGAATCCTGCATCAACAAATGCCGACATTCTAGTGATGCTGGCGGCTGCTAATTTGTCTAACTCTTGCTGGTTTGACACCATCTTATTAATAGCATCAGCAGCTCCTTCAGTTTTAGCGTCGCCACCTGTTGGCGGTTTCAACGTCTTAAAGAACTCGGTGGCATTTTTAAAAAAGTTCATATTTTGAAGTATGCCGGCAGCAGTTGCACTCATGTTAGTTAAAATAGGATTCATTGCCGCTCTGTTAACACTGGCCAATTCTTCCATACTTTTTGCAAACGCTTCTAGTGCAGGAGCATTGGCTTGCAGAACTTTGGCTGTATTTTCTTTAAATGCTTCTGCATCCATAGAAGTTGCACCCTGTAACGTCTCGGTTAACGTTTTAGCTACTGCACCCTGCATCGATTCAAATGTCAATGCTTCTTTGCTAACAACATTACCGCCAGTAGCGAAATATTCTTTAATGTATGCTTCAGCTGCTGGACTGATCCTACCAGCAATGTTCATTGTTGCTTCAACATTCTTTTGTTGAGCTTCACTTAATCGACCCAACTTTAATGCATAATCCAACTCGCCGCGGCGGCGTTTTTCTTCTTCTACTAACTGTTCTGCACGTTTGCCAGTGATAGCAGTTAACTCACGTTGTCTAACCAAATAATCAGTTGCGCCTTGCGTCATTGCTTTTTGATTAGTCAAATCAACATAACCTAAACGTTGTTGCAAACTAACATACTGGGCAATGCCATCATTTAACGCTTCGTAACTGCCATACGAAACCAATAATCCGCTGTTAGCCAAGCCAATAGTTCTGCTCATCCGCAAAAAATCAGTGGCATTTTGCGCCATATTGCCGCCTAGCTGACTCAATACCGCATTATTTTTAGTAATAAATTCTGTCATTCGATTCAGAGTCTGCCCGCTGTTTGCGGCTGCATTAGTCATTTCTGTAATACTACCACCAAAAGTTATACCTGTTGCGCCAATATCTCTGAAACTATTTGTGATATTTTGTGCGTACTGTAATTGTTCCTTGGCAATAGTAGTTGCAAGATCAATTGCAGTATTTGCAAATTTTGCAACACCTTTGCTTGCGTTGCCAAAACTAAATCCCAATAATGAAATTCCGCTGAGTGCTTCTCCGCCTGCGTCGATAATTTTTTGGAACGTGTCTGACATCAGATCCAACGCAGGTGTAACAGAAGTAAACGCATCTTTTGCACTGTATAACGACTGATTTACTTGCCCCATACCTTTGCTAAATGACACCAAAGTGTTGATAGTTGCTTCCTTCCAGGCCTCGTATTTCTTTTCTCGTTCTTCTTTATATTTTAACTGTTTAATCTCTTTTTGAATTTGCTGATATTCTTGTTTCTTCGCATCACTGACATCTTTGGTCATTTTACCCATATCGACTAGTTTCTTGATAGTATCGTCAAAGGCAGCGTTGCTGCCTTTGAGTTGCCTAGCAAGTCCTTCGAGCTCGTTGTTTATGTCGTCGATGTTTAATTCTGCCATATGGGTATTTTATCAGATAAGTACTATACATTATTTATGGTATTCAAACATGCAGAACAATCCACTTTCTAAACATTTTAGACAGCCTCAACTTTACATACAGTTGCCTAGCAACGGCAAGTATTATCCGCCGGGCACATTAGATATGCCAGTGACAAAAGAAATACCAGTGTACCCGATGACTGCAAGGGACGAATTGAGTTTTATGACCCCGGATGCACTGTTAAACGGGCAAAGCACGGTGGATGTTATTCAAAGTTGTGTTCCAAATATTAAAAATGCATGGGTAATGCCTACTACAGACTTAGATACTGTGTTAATTGCTATCAGACAAGCAACTTACGGTAACCAAATGGAATTTACCAGTGTGTGCCCGCATTGTACTACACAAAATGAAAACACCGTCAACTTAGCAGAATTAACCGGCACTATAAATCCTGCAGATTACGAAACCCCATTAGAACACAAAGATTTACTGTTTTTCTTCAAACCCGCTGACTACAAAGGGTTTAACGACATCAGTAAAGAAAACTTCGAGCAACAGCGTATTCTCAGATTAACAACAGATACTGAGTTAGACGATGATACTAAAACTGTACAATTTCAAATGTTGTTTAAGAAACTAATGGAATTTACAGTAGCACAAATTACCAACTCTATTGCGGCAATTCGCAGTGGCACCGACACTGTGACAGATCCTGCATTCATCGATGACTTTTTCCAAAACTGCGACAAAGAAACTTGGAGTGTTGTTAAAAATCATTTGGAAATACTAAACAGCCAAAGTAGGATGCAGGAACTGGACTTGGTGTGTGAAAATGACGATTGCGCTAAACCTTATAAGAGTCCATTGTTATTCGAGACTTCGAATTTTTTCGGTTAAGGCTTTTGAGTTTAGATAACGAAGGCATTCGGCATCTATTAGAAAAATATGATTCAGACGCAAAAGCCTTAAAAAAGAATCTTCTAAAAATGTGTTGGTACATGAGAGGTGGTGTATCATTGGAAGAAGTTTATAATCTAAGTTCCGAAGATAGATTACTAATTAACAAGATTGTAGAAGAAAATCTCGAAACAACAGAAAAGACAAAACTTCCTTTCTTCTAAGGCATTTATAAAAGGCTACTGTAACAAGTAGTCTTTTTTTACGAGTATTACTTTAAGATGTGCATGCACATCTATCACTTTCGCTAATTCGCTCAGTGATATTGTTTTTAATATAACTGTATTATTAGAGCGAAGCGATAAAGCGTATCATCCAGATTAAGCAGTCACACTTTGCCCTTGCGGGGCAAAGTTAAAATTGTGCATCATCCGAGTAGCACAGTCACTAGCGTTCGAACTATAAGCATCACTGCTTGCGTAGGCGGTTGTCCGGTACCTACTCATTCTGTCTTTATACAACGGCAGCTAATATAATATACGCTAACATACTATACTAACCTGCTACATCACTGTAGCGTCTTTTCAGCCTTTTAAATTCTTTTCAAACAATCAAACCGCGGCATTTAAGCGATCG